TACTGACTTTTGGCGACGAACCTTGAGTTCAGCATCCGTTTCCTCATTAAGACCCAGTGATGTATATGTGGTTGGGTTGTTAACTGTAGAAACACCAATAACAACTGTTACTGGAATTGTAATAGTGTTTGGAATGGTGAGAGTAGCACCTGGATTCTTTGCTCTAAAAGCATAAACATAGATACCAGCAACGGAAGGTGTTTGAGTTGTTTCAAGATACCATTCGTTTCCTGCCGCATCTGAAACCGTATAAGGGTCAGAAAGATATAAATCTAACCCTTGAAGAGTCACAGAATCAGTTGTGGTTACAGTAATGTTAGTAACAGTATAAGTACCAGCTTTACGTTGAATACCGTTAATCGCTACACGCTGATCAAGCGTAGCTCCAAAAGCTAAATCAGGGTCAAAGTTGTTATAAACTTGTGTGAGTAAATCTTCTAAATCCAATACAGATTGGATAAAAATGCGAATCATTTGACCATCTGGAGTGTCTTGGTCAATGTTAATGTCGCTACCATAAATGGCTTGAAAACTGGCTGTATATTCCGCAATCAGTTCGGCTGCGGTCTTTGTAACCAATCCTGTGCTAGTAATCTGATTTGGCACTTTATCCCCCTACAGTTAGCGAGCCTGTTAAATTTTGACTTGCTGAATAAACAGTTGCTACCTGATAAACAATACTTACTTGCCTAGTATCACTTAAAACAACCGACAGTTCAACAAGTCCAGTTACTCCATAGGTGTTTAAAATGATTGTACTGATAGCAAGTTCAATAGCAAGTTTGCTTTTTCCACCGAGCAATGTCCACCAATCAACACCAGATGTGGCAGAAAAAAAACAATCACCCACAAATGAATTGAGTCTAGTGTTAATGCTTTGGACTATCGCGTTATTATTTACTAAATAATCGTTCTTACCCTTACCAAAAGTCCAATCATGATTACTGTCAATGGCTCTTACGATCATAGTTTACTCCAGTAGATTTCCAATTTTTGTTGATAATGCGGAAAGTTTTGTCGTAATTGCTGGATTAATTGGTGATGGCGCACCAGGAGAACCAGTTACAGCAACGAGTGGTGATGTATTGAGTGCAGCAATAAGATCATCAAGAATTTCTTTTAAGGATGTTAAATTGTTCGCTAGTTTCAAATGAGTTTCGCTAACTCCAACATAGGTTTCACCATTTTGAAGCCTAACCCTACTTGTGTCATATCCACTTATTGATTTTGTGAATGGCTTTATGCCAACAAGAGCAACCGCATCTGAGAAATCATGAAGTCTACTTGAGTTTGGAGGCTGAATAGTGGCAGAACTCAACCATGTATCCATATCTCGATCATTAAAAAGAATAAGACAATCATCACCCTTTTGAATTGGGAATGTAAGATTAGCATTACCACCACTCAATATGATTACTGGCACATTACTTAGAACAGGATAGTTTTGTGCTTTTACGCTATAGGTTCCATTTTCATTTCTTTTAACAACTTCTCTTTGATAATTAATGGTAGCTGTAACAGTTTGCTTTGCAGAATTGAAATCCTGAATCTGTGCAATAGCATGGCAATTTAATTTAAGATTTAAAGTCCTAGCATGTTCAATCAGAACATCCGTCAATGAGACTTCTTCAAGGGGCTTATTTCGAGCTAATGGGGATGGTACATACTTTGTTGTCATATTCTATCCTATAGAAATGCCTTTATAAGCAGTTTTAATATATTCACCACCAAGAGTAACTGATGTAACGGCACTACCAGCAACGGTTGCAGATATGGTTCCAGAATGTCTAATCCCGATAACCTTATAATCACCATTAAAATTGGTCACAGAATAATGGTAATTTGATTGTGCTTTGTTTTTAAACTCACCAAAATAAGTTGCTCCTGAAACAGTGTAACCTTCCGAAGCCGTTTGAGAGTTTAGCTTTATTTTTTGTCCAACCACTAATCTTGGTTCTAACAATATATCACAACGAACATAAGCATTTTCTAAAATTGGTGTGTTTAACAATCCTGTATCGCTTGTGATTTCTGTATAATCACCAATCAGTGCTTCATCATCATTCAAAACATAAACCCTATTATTATCAATGAATGCAATATCACCTGTAACCGTTCTAAGAAGATCGGAAGCCAATCCTTCAATCGTTCGACCTATTGGATAAGAACCTTCGATGTTTCCAACAATACCGCGCTGAATACCTGCACTTTCCATTTGTTTGATGATTTTATTGATAACAGATTGCTTACTTTCTCCATCTGAATAGGCAACACTCACAAATGTATTTGAATAAATGAACCCATTGTCGCGACATTTTAAGTTAGTAATGAAATTAACTCCTTGTCGTCCAGACCAACATTGATCAAGAGTTCCATCAAATATGGTAGACATATTTCCACCATATCCAACTTGCAATGTTACCCTTCTGCTTTTATCCGTATCAAGAACGTCTTTTCTTAATTGGTTTCTTGAGTCTGGTGAGAGATTGTAAATCTTAATTGTAGCTTCATTAGGTGATGAATAAACGTGTCTATCCACATCAAATTCAATGGTATATGGCAATTCAAACACTTGAAATGTTCCATCCACTCTTTGAACTTTAAGCGAATATTCTCTGTTTAACTTGATCATGTACCACCTTGTAAATATCTATAATATGCCTCTGTCTCATCAGAGTTTAAAATATACATGACTGATCTTTTAGATAAAAAATCTTGTTGTTGAGTTGGTTCAAAATTACCAATAGATTTAATGGCAATACCAAAAGGAATCTTGTTTTTAAATTGATGAAGCATATTTGGAGATGAACAAATTCTAATATTTGTAATCTCAAAATCACCGTATGCAATCGAAGTGAAATACCAACTAGATTGTAGTGGTTTATATTCCATCTGAATGATTATAGATGCACCATTTGTTAATGATAACGTCTGTTTTTGTTTTGAATCTGCTGTAATGCTATCAACAACATCCATTATGCAGTACCGCCCATCTGTACACTTAAATCACTTACACCCAAATCAGCTTTATTGGTGTTATTAGTTCCAAGATTAATTTGATCTGAATATTGGCTTAATGCTCTTTCTTGAGCGGTTCCACCTTCAACGTAAGAATTAACAAAATTGATCTGTTTAAATGAAATTTCAAAATCAGTAATCATTCTTGTCTCTGAGTTTTGAATTGCTCTCAAACTTTTAATGGCCATATTTGTAAATATATTCCAAGGAGTTTGAATGCTAAAAAGAGTTCTTGTTTGGTATGCTTGAAAGAATTGAGAAAATGCCAACTGTTGTTTATTTTTATATTCTCCAACACCTAAAGCACTTAGAGTTTGTTGAACACTATCAACAGTGTTTGCAATTACTTCATACGCTAAAATTGCTTCATTAATAGCAACTAAAGCTGTAACTGATAATTCTGGAGTATACGGACTAAGCACTTGTAGTTTGCTTTGCGCTGTTTTTACAAGAGTGTTTACTTCCGGCAAAATATCATTAAGTTCTGCAACAAATCCTTGAACAGTAACGGTTACAGGCTTGATTGAAATTTGATCGCTGATGGTAGAGTTATTTTCAACATAATGATCTGTAATATCACTCTCAAGCTGGACTACGTTTTCACCTTCGTAATCAAATAAGAATCCAGGCTTATTTAAAGTTTTTTTATCAACTCCAGGTGGAACTGTTGAAGTTTGCTGATAATAACCAATGTTAGTCTGAGGGCTAATCAATACAAGGTTACTTAACGACGTAATACCAGTTGTGATATTTGCAACATTCTGTGGAATTGCCATTAGTTTTTCCTCGGATTAGAGATGTTTTTCATAACATTGGTCATACCCTTGTGTGATTCTTTTGCGGCTGTATGAGGGTCAGGAGCTGTGATGTTTTGAGTTACATTTACATTATTTGTAACACCCATACCTATTGCCCCAACTTTTCCAAAACCACTAGCTAATTCTTCTTTAATGTCTCTCTGACCAACGTGTTTTTCTTTTGCTTGATCACTAATAAATTGATTTATTCTTTTTGGATCATATACTTCTTTTAACCAGTAATCTTTGAAAGATTTGTCTGAACCTTCTATTTTACCAGTTGCAAAATTCATCAATGCGGTCAAAGTGTTTGCGATTAAAGTAAAGATATTTGAAAGAAGTTCTAGTGCTCCAGATTTTTCACCTAATTTTAAAGCTGCTTCCAGAAGTTTTAAAAGAGAATTGGTAATTTTATAAATAGAATCTAGTGCTTTTGAAGCAGATGCACTGGATAAAATTTTTGCAAATGCGGCTTCAACATTTGTTCTCATTATATTAATTTTTGCATTCATGTTTGCAGATGCTCGAATCTGAGATTCGCTCATCCATGCACGCTCTTTTTCAACATCACCCTTGTAGTTTCTGAATCCCTGCCACATGGTTCCGCTAATGCCAAGGTCTTTGGCAATATCACGACCAACAGCAACGTCCATCGTCTTAGATACGTCTTGGAATTTTTTAGTAAACCCATAAATATCTTTGATGTTATGAACATCAATATTCATGCGCTTTAAAGCCTCACTCATTGCAGCAGGTACAGTACCGCCACGTTGAATGGTATTCATGATATTTTGTAAGTTAAGCATGGTTGCTCTAGTCTCATCTGCTGAGACGTTTACACCCATGAATGCACGTTGAAACTTTTGAAGGGTTACTGCGCTTAGGCCAGTTTGATCTTCAAATACTTTTAAGACAGTACCAAAGTTTGAAAAATTCTGTGCTTGATCTTCAAATTGACCGAATACGTTTTTAAGTCTGAAAGCAGATTCAAGGCCTGTTTCTTTGATTTGATTAAGTGATTTATTGGCAGACTCAAGACCCTTTGCGAGCTTGTCTCCACCAATAAGAGATAAATCAATAAAAAGTTCACCTACCTGCATTGTTCAACTCCATAAACGCTTTTTCATAATCGCTTACAAATGATTCAAAAGCCAATGCTTGTAAGACCTCTCTAGCGGTCATTTCTTTCACATCAGCCAATGAACCATAACCAGCCCTGACTAATTTGAAATAGATTACGAGAATATCTTCTTTTGCCTCTATGACTGGACGCTCGGTATCTTTTTCATAATATCCGCGTACGATGCAAAGAGGCTTTTCATAAAAGGTGCGATGTTCTCTTTAGCTACTTCAAACATCACCTGAATATAATCTTCCCTTGCCTCTACAGGCTCAAAAGTATCTTCGGTGATTTTCAGATTGTTATAAGTCGCTTTTTTCATGCACTCCCAAAGACTCTTTTCAATCTTCTTAGAAGAAAGACCTGTGCAAAATAAATCTTTAAACAGGTTAATGTCGATTTCGGTTGTTGATGAAATATTCAACGACTTCATTTCTTCACTCACAGATTGAAAGAGTTCTTTCGATACGGCGAATGAAGAAGGGGTTACTTTTAATTTCGCCCCACTTGGTAATACTACTTCTGTCATTTTCTACCTCTTAGGTTAGAGCGCGTGTCGCATTACTGAATTTCAATTTGTACTCAGATACAGATTGTCCAGTGTCACCCTCGACGTTAGATTTAGCGCCTACTTTTTTCAAGAAGATACCACCAGAAGTGATATAAATGTCAGAAGAAATAAGTCCTGCACCATTACCGATTTGCTTAATGAACTCACCAATCATGAGTGTAGTTCCTGCAAAGTTAGCCTCTTGGTTTACAAGAAGGTTATTCAAGAACTTATCATCAGCAGAACCACGAACGACGCGAAGGGTTAATTCAGAGTTCTTTCCAGTCTCATTAAGAGCATAGATAGAGTTTCCGTTTTTCCCAGTTTTAACATCGGCAATGTTGTTTGGGTATTCGAGTACCGCAACGTCACCATCTGCAAGGTCTGACAAAATACGGTTATTGATGATGATTGTATCCGAACCTGAAAGTGCTACTGTAGCCATTTTATTCTCCTTTTAAACCTATGCGTTTACGTTAACGATTACGTTAGAACTATGAACGGCACCAGCTTCTTTGAGTGCAAGTTGAATCAAAGGAGCCTTACGATCTGCACGATCAACAGCAGATTGTTGAGCAACTGGAGTGCTGTAAATGTAGTAACCACGTTGAGTAATGTTAGCCAAGAAATCAGCCTGATTTCCAAAAGTGCTAGGACTATTCCATGCACCTGGAGCGCAGTATTGATTGGTCACAGCTTGTTCGCAAATTGAACGATATGCAGATTTAAGTGCAGAAATACCGTTTTCAGTTTGTGGAACTTTAGTTGAACTTTGTGCCAAGAAGTTGAAACCAGCAACTTGGAGACTAAGGATAAACCATTGAAGGTTGTATACTTGGTCGAAGAATTGGTTAGCTCCAGAAGTCATTACCTTAGCAACACCTTGAATGGATGCGTATACATCAGCACCACAGTCTTGTGCTTTTTCGTAAAGAGTTTGAGTCATGCTTGAATCTGGCAAAATACCAATCAAGTCTTTCAACTGCATAGTTTGAGTTGTGTTTGAACCTGAAAAGTTAGTAGAAAGAGCACGACCAGCGTATGCGCTCATCATGTAAATTGCAGATGTATCTGTAACTGAACC